GTTAATACTACTTGGTCACGACCAGTACTTTAACTTGGAAAGGTTGCTTAACAGCAATCAGAGGTATATGGGACAGGAAGAGTATCAAGTGGGAGTCGGTTCTGAAAGAACTTTCCCCGGTACACGAACTGGACTAGTCCTCGCTACTTACCAAGGTATACCAATTCTACCAGATGCGGATGTGCCAAAATCAGTAGCAGCGGCTGATACCGTTCTAGGTTCAAACATCTATGTGCTTGACACAGACTACATGGAAATTGCCATAGCGCAACCCACGCAGTATGTAGAGAACAGAGATTACTTCGCCGCCAATGCACTTGTTGTTAGAGGTCTACTCTACACAATGGGTGAAATGCGATGCAGGAATATCTGGGTACAGTCAAAGATTGGCGATTTGAACGCCACATCCTAGTACTAACTTTGAGGGGTGAGGGAGAAATTCCCTCCCCCTCTCTTTCATTTTAAATACAACGAGGTAAATTATATGTCCAACGAGAAAGAGGTTGTCATTAATTTGGCAACTTACATGGAACGGTTGGATGCATACATAGAAAGTCAAACAACATTGAATGCAACATTGAGTGGAAGAGTAGAAAAAATACAAGACAATGTAAACGAAATGCAGATTTGGAGATCGAAAGTATTAGGAGCGAAAACCGGACTAGTAGCTGTTGGACTTCTTATATTGCATACGTCAGCCGTAATGATAAGTTTTATAGGAATAGCCCATTTCGGTTTCGGCGATTAATAAGGAGAATTAATTAAATGAGTGATAACATACGACATACTGATGCAAGAGAATGGGACGTAGATTCGTCAACTAGACAATCTGTTCATCCAATGACACGGTACGTTCCTTTCCAAGAAACCCTATCAACAACAGCTCAGACTCTTGTAACAGCGTCTGCGGGGTTACCAGCTGTTAACCTAGTTAAAAATCCTAGTATTGAAGGAACTGATGTTGGTGAATTTACAGCCGTAGGTTCAGCAATCGCTAGAAGTTCTGCTCAAGCAGCTTCTGGAAGCAATTCCCTCTTAGTAAATCCCGGCAACTCAGCTGGGGGAGAAGGATTTTATTGGAGTATTCCAAACGTTCCCTTCAATATAGATGTTCAATATATTACTGTTCAGGCTGAAGTACGAGGTGCTTCTGCTTCTGGAGATGTGGCTATCCTGATTACAGATAATGAAGCTGTTTCTGCTTCACATTCAGTCTTAGCAACATCCGCAACTACAAACTTATCAACGAGTTTCCAACGGATTACAGCAACCTATGCTGTTCCAGCTTCAACAAATACTACACAGTACTTAATGAAAGTCTTATCCGTTGCAAACCATAATATTGACTTCTATGTCGATAAGATTATGGTTGAAGTACGAAATGATAATGCTTTATCTACTTACCTAGATGGAAGTTTAGGTGTAAATTATTCATGGACAGGTACAACAAACCTTTCAGTTTCTAAGAAGAAGTCAGATTTGTCTGTCATTAAAGGTGTTAAAATAACAAATCAACATGCTACTGATCCAGTATATATAGCATTTGATACTGTGGCATCCACCAGTACGGGTATACGAGTTTCAGGAGCATCTACTTTTGAAACTGGAATGCCAGCCTTGGATTTCCGAGATTACGTATCAATAGTAGCTGGGTCAGGAACCCCAGCAGTACACGGAGTTATTTGGGGAAGTCACTTCTAAGGAGTTTATATGACAACACTATTTCAAGAAGCGTTGTTCTCGACAAAGAAAGGAATTGATTATTATCAATTTATGGAAGAAGACTCTACTATTACTTTACTGGAAAAACAACAAATTGGACGTACATCCCTAGAGAAAATTGCAAAAGGATTAGATGAATATTTACGATTGTTTAAAGCTGGGATCGCATCTAAAGGAGAGATTCTTACGCTGGCTCGTGCTTTCCCCAATAATGATCAATTTCAAGTCGCTGCAAAGGGTCTTGATCCTGATAGCGTTATTGTGGTTGGTGGCCCAGCATCAGTAGAAGTTGTAGATAGGGAAGGTCATATGATTACAACAGGGGCATTAGAAGACGCCTTTGAGAATTATATGGGTAACTTCCGTACCCGAAATGCTATGGTATTACATTCCGATGTTCAGGTTGGATGGGCATTACCATGCTATATAACTAAAGGTGGACAAATCTTTAAGAGTGGTGTAGATGATAAAGGATTGTTTTTTATTACTGAATTAAGAGATGATACAAAGATATCAAAACGAGTCGCTGAACAGATTAATGATGGTAAGTTACGTTCTTATTCCATTGCCGGGTCAGCAACTAAGACGCAAAATATGGAGAAGGGTTTACAAAAGTATCTTCAAGTAGATGCAATGGAACTGGCAGAGGTAACTATCTGTGAACAGGGAGTTAATCAAAGTGCTGGATTCGATATAATAAAAGGACACAGCACTCCGAACCATTCCTGCGTTGACGGTAGCTGTCTTATATCTATAGAAAAACAAGGTGGAAGGATAGAACAAGAAGAATCAGGATATCGTCATGCTACTGATCCAGAATTAGAAGCTAACATCAAATGTGGAACATGCCAATTTTATACGGGCGAGGGATGTTCTATAGTAGTAGGAAATATTGAAGAGAACATGTGGTGTAAATTATACGCAACTCACGAAGAAACTACACCCGATCAATTTAATAATGATAGAGGCCCAACAAAAGTAATTGAGGTGACACTAATGGCAAATGATAAAGGTGATATAGATTTTAAAAAGTCTTTTGACGCTTGGATGAAAGCAAATATTGAATGGACTACTGAAGGTAGTGGTATGCAATTGCAACGAGATTTTGGTTTGGTAAAGGCAGATGATGATGAACCATATTCTGAAGAGTATTTGAAACGATATGGACATCGAGAACGATCTAATAAAATGTCAAAAGCTGATGATCGATATAAAACTGATGCTAATGATGGAGCATCTTTTCCGACACTCGTAAATTATGAGGGACGGGATGCAGAACATCATCAGTTACTAAGAGAGTATGGATTCCCTTCAGAGCAACCGCCTGAAGGAATGCGATACACTCCAGTTGTGGAAGTGGAAACAGATATGTTTGGAGTACCTATACATCACAAACCACCGTGGGTTACTAACGAAGCTGGAGAACATTTGGGAAGTCGTTTAAATGAAGACTCTCCGGGTTATACTAAAGTAACAAAAGCATTTTTTGATTGGATGGATAAGGAGAAAGATAAAGATTGAGACGAATAATTAATACCATCGGACGATGGCTACACTCCCATTATAACGGGAACGATACTATTGAGTATTGGGAAACCATCGAACACGTTAAACCAAAATCAAAAAAGTTCTATGATCCTTTCAACAAAAAGGACAGTTGGTATTAATAGCCTAGGAGGTAAGCACTATGATGGGAAAACTTAGACCACAGATATTTCTAGCAATTATGGTATTAGGAATACTAGCAGGATTTGGAGCGATGAATGACTATCCAGAGATCGCTACAGGTACAATTGGTGGGATAATTGCTCTGGGTATGAAAGTATTAGAGAACGAATAATGACTTCTTTCACTCCAGATACAAACAACGATTGGAAAGATCGTCAGGTATGCAGTTGTAAAATTCAAGGACAATGTATGTGTTATGCACTACAAGAATGTTTGTGTGGATTAGATTGTGTATGTGAAGATTGTGATGACATGCAGACATTTTTAATAGTTAACGAAGAAGATATAATCCTTGCGGAAGGATCAGACGGATGTCCATGTGGTGGCAATTGTCAATGTGGACAACTTGATATAAAGGAGGAAGTAACATGAACATAGTTGCAATAATGAATATGGCAATGATGTATTTTAAATTAAACTCAGGACAATCTGCCCAAGCTAGATACGTATTTAAAGAGGGTATGGATGTAATTTCAGTTATTGCCGCAGCTACTAAAGATAAAAAGATTACAGCTGCTGAGAAGAAAGCAGTAGTGAAAGAACTAAGAGAGTTTAGTAAGTCAGCAATTGATTTGTTAGACGGCATTAAAATCCCTGAGTAATAAAGATTGGCTTCGCTCCTATAGAGATGTAGGGAATAAAGGTTACTGCGTAATTTGTGGGACACTAACTACCATGATGGTAATTGATACCCAACGATATCTCTGTTCAGGGTTTGGAATGGGGGGATTTAACCCCGGTTCTGATGCATTCTGCTTAGATAAATACAAAAATAAGTATATAAATTAGACTTGATAAGAAGATATAATGTTTTATTTTAGGGGGAATTATGGACTATGATTACACTGTTGAGATAGAATACATGGCAAAAGAGTCTATACCAATTAAAGCACTTAGTAAACAATGGGCAGAGATAGTCGCAAAGGAACAATGGATAAAAGATCGGTCTGAAGATATAGTGTCTGTTGATGTAAAAGAAACCGAGCCTAAAGAAGAACCCTATATGCGTAGGGTAAGGAGAATTTAATGAAATATCTAAGAAGTTATTTTCCTATCCCCCTAATACTATTTGGTGGAGTCATGGCTGATCTTTCTCGACATGGCTTTGGAGAAGATATATTGACAGTACAGATAGTTGCATGGACTTCAGTAGTGGTAGGAGGAATTGGATTGGCACGTATAATTTGGTATAAGGTAAAGAAGTAATATGATGTGGCGATGGACTGCTTTAATAACCTACCTCGTTATTTGTATCTACGACTTCATGGTAGTACCTGTGTACTACGGAGTGGCAAGAATGGGATTGGATCTGGCTGATTACATGTCGCATCTACAAGCCATCGAAGACCCGTTAGTCCAAATGGAGTACCTCAAGAAATTAGTTAGTCAACACGAGCCATTTACTTTGAAGGGTGGTGGGTTGTTCCACTTAGCTTTTGGTGCTTTATTGACCGGAAGTGTATTTGGAAAGGACAAGGATTAGGATGCTTTTAAAGGGGTCTGTACGCCTCGTAGAGAGGAGTATAGAGGAAAGAAGTAGATAGGATATGATACGAAAGAAAACACAACGTTTTCGCTTAGGAGTTCAACTAACGCAAAAAGATTTACAGGCAATTGAAAAACTATTTAGGGTTCGATGGAATGCTACTATAAGTAATTGGAAGGAGAGAGG